ACGCTTACGTTAATCTGTTCGCCGCTGTTGATGGTTATATCACTCATAACGTAACGTCCTCGTTTACTTTGAAGATTCCATACAACCAGGTCTTCACGGCTCCAGAGTTAGTGCTCTGTAGGTCATAGACATAGATTCCTCCGCCTACACCAGCCATAGTCGCAGGTGGGGCTGTGATTGTAAGGACACCGCCAGTGGTTCCGCTGTAGGTGAACACATCGTCCTCAAGTATTGCAGATGACGACGTATCGGTCTCCCTAACGTCAAGCTTCCAGGTGTATCCAGTGAGGTTGAGTACGGCACCAGTGTCGTCCTTGAACGTGAGCTCAAGACGGAATGAGTCACCCTTTCTGCAGGTGATATCTACTCTCTGTGCGGTATCTAAGTTAATCTGGGCTGCCATAATGCAAATATACCAACTTATTGGTTGCCAAGAATTTGCATCAATGGGTCTTGTTCGTCTTCGAGGGGAGGACGCTGTCCCTGGCGCTGAGCGATTAACTGCGATTGCTTGATAGCCTGCTGGTCAACACGCTCATCTTTGCGGTCTTCCTTCTCTCTGTCAAGAGCCGCTTTCGTCTGGCTAGTCAATGCTATTGCCTGCGTTGATGCTCCTGATCTAATGCGTGCAATCTCCAACTCGTATCCGTACTGTACGTTGAGCAAGCGCTCCTTAGCCTGGGCCTCGGCAACAATCTGCTGCAACTTGAGTTCGTTCTCAACCTGCGACTTTTGCATCTCGGTTTGCATAGCAACCTGAGCGGACTGTTGGTTCGCTTGCGCTTGGGCGTTGATGTTCTCAAGCTGCATCTGCTGACGTGACTTGACACGCTTCTTTCTACGCACGATCAGAAGACGCTCGGCTTGGTCGATGTCCTTGAGGTTACGGATAGCGATAGCATCTTCAAGGTCAATCTCTCCGCTAGATAGCGCAATCTGAATGTTCTGCTCCAAGTAGGCTCTATCGTTGTCGTCCATATTGGAAACGATACGTACACCGAAGTTGTACATCGGGAGTTCCTTGAACGATGCGAGGATTCCCATATTCGTTTCGCCGATGGCGTTAGCGTAGATGCGGTAGAGGATAGACTCTTCCGGGATAATCTGCAGACAGCGGACGATGTCCTCGGCCACCTTCTTGTAGAGCACGTTGGCAGCGTTAGTGATGTCGTAGATGGCGTTGTTGCCAGCCATCATCTGCTGCTGACGAACACCAACCAATGCATCACCCTTTGGAGTAGAACCGTCCATCACCTCGTTGATGCCCGTGGTATCACGAATCATACGGAGGTAGTGGTTGTAAAGGTTTACAAACTGCTCGATGTTTCGGATAGCATTTTCAATCGGGCGAACAGGTGGGTTTTGGAATCCACCTTCTGGGTTCTTAGAGCGGTAGTAAAAGATACCAGTCTGCTCGTAGATGTCTTGAATCTCAAGAGGCTGTAATTCCCCGCCACGTCCTAGTTGTACGTTCTCAAGACCTTCAATGTCAATGATCAGTCCATCGGGCTTAGCCTTGGCGATAGCCTGCTGAATCTTAAGGTGCGTGAGTTGCAACTGATCCGCAAAGCCGATAACGCTAGAAACCATAGACTTAGGAATCATTCTGCGGATGTTGGTAGCAACGGCAGAGTAAGATAGCCTGGTCTTGGTGATATCGTGAATGTTCTTCGGGATATTCTTCTGCATCCCGTAGTTGTAGATGTAGTTCGTTCCCAGGATGTAACAACCTCCGTACAACGTGGTGTTGGTCATACAGTGAGCCTCTCGGTCGTAGACGCTGTTGGTCGGCTTCTTGTAGTCGTATCCCTTGTAGTAGAACCCGGCGTTTCCGTGGCGTGACATCTTTTCTTCAAAGTAGATGGTGTCAACAGAAAGGAACTCAAAGTCAAGAACCTCAACGAAGTACTCATCGTAGCCATAGGCTGAGCGCTGTAGGTGCTTGTCGTAGTACGAGTGCGTAAGGTTGGCCGGGTTGTTTGTGAACAGGCTCTTTACGCTTGAAGCAATCTTTTGGTATTCCTCCTCGGTAAACTGATCTCCCGCTTGGCGCTTTAGTTCTTGGATGGTGATGCGCTTGATGTGTCCTGCGTATACGAGGTCATCAAAGTTGGGGTCTTCGGTGTACGAGTGGATGAAGTACGTGGGGTCTACGTAGTTCTCTACGATGCCGTAGTTGGGGTCGTTGTCACGCTTAGTGACAGCCATTCCCAAAGTGCACAAGTCATTAACGCAACGGCGGTAGGCTCCATCCGTAAAGTTGTTCCACTCAAGCGTCATATAGGTAGCAAGCTGCGCAGCAACTTCCGCCTCAATCTTGACGTTGGTGTCCATAAAGATTTCTGCCTCCTCAAGCGTCTCCGGGATAGCCTCGGGATCAGTCTCCGTTTCAAAGCCAAACTGCTTGGCTTGCTTTAAGAAATCACGGGTGAGGATTTGCGCCTTGAGCTTGTTCTTCTTCTTGTCCTTCTCGGTGCGGCTAAGCGGGTCAATAGCCTCAATGTTTGGGTAAGGCTCTCCCGATAGAATCTTGTTCACCACAATGCGGATGAACTTGGGCACGATAGGAACCGGAGACCAGTCGAGGTTCAGCAGCGTCCCATCTCCGTTGTTCGGGTCTAGCGAGTTTAGAATCTGCTTGTACTTGCTCGTGTCTTGTACGCCCGTGGCGTAGTCACGATTGATTTCAAACTCCTTCTTTCTGCGAGAGTACAGAGACTGGTCGTTAGTAGAATGTCCCCACTGCGACTCAATCGCTTTAGCATACTTCAAGCCATACCTGGTGGTAGACTTAATCTCCGTGGGAGCAAGAGGGTCGGGGAAGTTGCCGTATTTGTCTGTCTCTGTGTAATTATCCAACATTTCGCAAGATAATGTTTATTCACGCAAATATACTGATTATTAGCGTGCAACATTAACTGCCTTAATTTAAGCGTTGAACTTATACGTTCTAAAGAACTTCTTCTCAGTGAAGTCTGCTTTCTTTACTTCTTGCTTGACCTTCTGCGCTGCGAGCAACGCAAGTCCGGAACTAATAGAAAGGTCATACTTTGTTCGGTCGTCTACCTTAAATCCAATCCAGTCCTCTAGAGTTCTATTGAAATACATAGCCCCCATTAGCCCGCTCTCGTTGTTTAGACCAACGTGTTCGTGGATGTACGCCTCTATCGCTTGAGCGTGGGCGTGTATTACGTCCGATGAGTTTGATGGGATTCCCTTTGTCTTTACGTTTACCTGCGACGAGGAACTAGCAAGATGCTGCGGACGGTCCATTATGTATCCATCGTATCCTCGTGACTCAAAGTAACGCACGATTCCGTACTTGTTGTTTTCTATGAGTAGCGGGTATCCATAGAACACGGCACACATAAGAACGTCCTCATAGAAGATGCGGGCAAGCGGTGGACGTGAAGCATACTCCACAACGAACATATTGCCCGGCACAGCCATATTGAACTTGTTGTACATATGGAGGGCTCCCTTAGAACCTCGGCCGTCGAGCGTGGCATCAATGTCGTAGGAGTCTACACCACCTACACCAACCAGATGATTCCCCGGCATTTTTTTGCCACGCTCTTCGACGACCTTGTTTCGCATTTCCGAAGGTGGAAACCAAGCCACCCGGAATCTGCCGTTAGGATCAGGAGACCATAAGACCTCCGTATCCTGTTGTCCATCCTTCCATACAAAGTTACCTGTTACAACTGGATTAGGAAAGAGGTTATCGTTATGTTGTACCTGCTCGTAGATTTTTGCTAGGTTGAACAGTGAACCTTCAATACTATCACGGAACGCTTCGTCTTCGCTAAATGGGAACTGACGAATGTATTCGTTTAGTTCCGAGTGGTCGTTCTTTAGTGCGTCTCGTTCGTTCTTTAGAAACGTCTTTGCCCCAGTATAGATTGGCTCGTTGTCTATTCCAACCAATGGCTTCTCCGGGTCATCAACGATAGCATTCCCGTACTTGTCAAAGAATCCCTCAAGTGCTTCGTATGCGGGGACGAAGATGCGGTAAAGACCTGATCGTGTTCTTCCGTTAGCGTTGCGCTCTAGCGGGTTGGAATCCTGCCATAGTTCTTTGTATTCCTTTCCGCCCTTAGACATAGGATTTACAGTAGACCCAACAAGGGCCTTTCCGATTACCTTCTTACCTACGATAAGACACGTGCGCTCGATGCGCCAAGCCTCACGTATGTCAGTAGGCTTCTCCCACTTTCCTGCCTCATCCAAATAAAGCATATGGAGTTTCTCACCATCGTATGCGTTGTTGGTTGTGTTCTTCCAGTTGATTACCGTGTTGAGTGCTTCACCACGAGAGGCTGTCTTATTCTTCTTGGTGATGCGCTTTGATGGCTCACGGAAGGCAAGCTCCATACGTGGGTTTGTCGTACCATCTTGGATGGGCTTGAAGAAGAACGGATACGATTGGTATATCGGCACAATCTTCTTCATAAAGATATTCTCTTGTGCGTCCTTACCAGTCTTTGACTGCAGACCGAGTAGCTTCTCCTTTACCTGCGTGCCCTCATCAATAAGTCGGCAAGCACTCATATTGGTATATCCAGAGCGGCGGCACTTGGTGTAGAGTTGTCCTAGGCTACGTGGGTCTACCTCGCACGCCTTTTGGTGCAGGAATAGCTGACGCTGGAACTCAAGGAACGATGGATAGCCTATGTCTATCTTGCTCCATTGGAGCATCATATAGTGAGGCCCGGTGATATATGTGGGCACTCCGTTGTTGTAAAACCAAACACCTTCTACTCTGCGCTGGAATTCTTTCTCAACGTATGGGATGAACTTCTCACGGAATTCTTTTGGCATCTCAGCCCACTCATCCATCGAGCGGATACGCATTAGTTCTTGCGGGAGTTCCGTTCTTTTCCACGCCTGATCCTTGTGAGGGAGGCTGTGGTTTAGTATTTCGTTTTCTGGAGGTAGAGTGGGGAGCTGGATTCGAAGTCCTGCCAGTTCAATAATCTCCCCCTCGCTCCCATTGGGGCAGATGTTGATGACGAAGTCATCGAAGCCTTCTACTTCAACAAGTCCCAATCCCGTTCTATTTATACAGTGTGGTCAATAGTCTCAGCGATGAGCCTATCAATCATCTCGGTATCGTATCGGCGAATTTTTCGTAGACGCTGGCGCTCTTCAACCTTGGCCTTCTCGTAATCCTTTTTAGGCGAGTCGGCTCCAAGATTAGCAAACATCATTGCATTGCGTCTCAAAACGCAGTCAATAACTCTTTTTGCATCGGGGTTGTCGTAGTATCCCATAGCTTTGAATTTATTGAACAAAGTTAACAATTATTCCTTGACGAATACTCCATCTACGTTTTTACCCTTTCTATCCTTGATTTCGTTGTATGCGGACTCAAGGCATTCCCAGGGGTTTAGTTCTAACTGATAAGATAGGATCAGAACTGTTACAAGGACATCACCGATAGCATCAATTGTTTCGGCTTCGTTTCCTTTGGCTATTGAGCCAGCAAGTTCTCCAACCTCTTCTGTTACCTTGAGCATTTGCTTATGTGGCGATGCTTTATCTATACCACGTTGAATTGCCCAATCAATGATTTTCTCTTCAAGTTCTAGTGGGTTCATTCTTCTATCTCTAAAATTAAACTAAGTGCATTAACGTATCCTTCCCAATACTTTGCTTCGGTATCTCTACGGCTATACAAACATACGTTACGATTGTACTGAGCCTTCTTGTATTGCTCAAGTATTAGCTTTTGGTTCTTCATTTGTTTTGTCAACCTTTGATTTTACTTTCTTCTTGCTTTTGTCAACCTTTGGTTTGACATTGCTTAAGCTATCCATATAGTCTTCATAGCGTAGGCACTCGTCACACACCAATTCAAATTTATCAGTATAATTGAAGTGAGAGTGTACATCGTTTGGAGAGCCGCATCTGTCGCATACGATGGCGTTCTCTGTGAAGTATGGAATCCATTCATCTGTTTCTTTGAAATCATTTGATACCTCTACGTACCATAGACCAAGGTCAAAGATGATTGACCACGTTACGTTTGGGTAGCGTAACCACGTTACACCAATAGCAAACTGGTCAATGTATTTTCCTGATGTTATTTTCATTGTCAGATTTTGTTTGGTTATTCGGATTGTCTCCGAGTTGGGTTTCATTTTTTGACAGCTCCACGATAAAGTCAGCGACCTGATCGCACTGCTGTTTGTTTAGGAAGTAAAGGCTGTTAGAGTGGAACGTATGACGAATCTTATCGTACACTAACTTCTTTATCACGTCCCACTTTTCTTCTTCTGTTCTCATTCAGGTAGCCGTTGTATTGAGAAACATAAGAAGTAAATCCCAATTGCCCAACGACCACTTGTACCGCCAAGTCGCCATACGTTTACGGTAGGGAATATCCACAGGTCGTGGATGTCAGTTCTGAATTTTATTTTCCAATTCATTTCTTGTTGGCGTTAAAGGTTTCTTTGTAGTAATCTTTAAATGTTTTGTGTTTAAATCCAATCATTGGGTGCGTTAGCCTACTTTCTTCAAAAGCATCTTCAATCTGCTCCTTCTCTATCTTTTTGGACATCTCTTCAAGAAACTCCCAGTCAGATGGTAGGAACTTTTCTTTAATGCGGTATATTTTATCAAGTTCCTCGATAAGCCAATCTACTGCTGTCTGTTTCATTTCTCGTTGGTTTTAATGTTGTAAAAATAGAGGGAGTGGCTTCGGGTCTCTCAAGGTTACTGGTTAGCTTGGTTTCATCTATACTTAGTCTAAACCCTTTTTCAGTATAGTCACCTTTATCAGTGGTGCGCTAACTACAGCGTTGCTGACCACCCCCTCATTTCTCGTTGGTGTTAAAGAAAAAGACTCCGTTAATCCGGGCGGTAGCTTTCCGCTTGCTGAATCCTAATGCGCCATAAGCGGGCGGAGTTCTAATTTCTTGTTGGTGTTAAAGGTTTTCAATTTCCTTGTAGTATTCTCTAACCTCTTTTTTGGTTAGTCGCTTTACCCAATCTTTACTTGCGTAAAACGGCATTGATTTTCTGCCGTGAGGTTCTACTACAATTTCATCTATATCGCATTGTGATTGTAATTCTACATCAGATATTGATGCAAGAACCCATACCAATGTTTCGTTTTTTATTTCGTCAGTTATTTTCATTTCTTGTTGGTTTTAAAAGGGTCGTATCCGACTCCTTATAGTTCACCGAAGATTGTGTACGAATCCAAGTCCTCACCCAAGATGAAGAACTGCTTGTAGAGTTGGATGGCCTCAAGCGTTTTTCTTTCGCCTTCTGCTACAAACTCGGGAGTGATGGAGTAGATACCCACATCCAAGCTGGCTTTGTCAATAGCGATGAAGTAGAACTTGTCAATCGGCACACCGAATAGTCGGGTGTAGATGAACGCCTGTACATCGTAGCCGTACTTCTTTGCTGAGTAAGGGAACGCACGTAGGTCGGTTGTTGTTTTTAAATCAGCCAAGAAGCCATCAGCGATGATGTCTGCCTTTGCTCTGAATGGCATACCTTCTATCATACCAATTGCTGGTTGCTCAAACTCGCAGCCTTGAATCATTGACAGGAAGTATTCGTTGCGCAGTAGGGCATCAGCGATGCGCTGCGCTTCATCCATCTCCTTACGGGTGCAGATATTGCGTTGGCCTTTTGCTTCTTGCCACGCCTTTGCGTTCTTGCTCTGGACTTCAATCACGTTGTACTCCTCCACACGATGCGGCTCAAGAGCCATAAGGTGAACGAGCCTACCTACCGAGAAGGCATCAGAATCCTCGCTGCCGTACTTGGTGACGTAGTGGTAGGTCTTGGGTGAGGTTAATAAAAGTTTACAAGCTGAAGATGACAGGGCATTCTTTGAGAGGTTGCCGTAGTAGAAGTCATCATCGTGCATACGGCTCTTTAGGGTTTCTAAATCCCAAGTGCTGCCATCAAGTAGTTCTATGATTTTCATCTGATTGGTTTTGATAAAGATACTAAATTTCTTTTACGAAAGTGCCATTGATCATCTTGCCTTTGCGATCTTTGATCACATTATATGCTGAGTTCACGCAGTGCTCTAGTTTGATGCCTTTCATAGCTGCCATATTAG